CCTCTCGGACAATGGCAACGTCCCGCCGGAAACGGCCTACGATGGGGAAATCCATGTGGTGGGAAAAGTGGTCGCGGTCGTGCGGAGAATGGCCGGAGCGTGACCTTTGATGCGCCAGTGCCCGCGATGTCGCTGGCCGTTGTCGGCGCGGATTTCGACAACGAGGACGGCTCGAACCGGCGCTTCGAGATCGCTCTGTGCGCTCCCGGCGATCCCATTGAGTTGGTGCCGGAGCCGGACAATCCCGCCGATCCCCAAGCCGTCGCGGTATTCTCCGAGCGCGGCAGCCAGATCGGCTATGTGCGGGCCGAACGTGCCCCGCGTGTGGGGCAATTGGTCCGCGAAGGTCGTGATGTCCAGGCCGTATTCCAACGGCGCGCACCGTTCGGTGCGTGGGTCCGCGTGACGTTCGATGGCAAAGCGCCGGAGCTGACCGAAGCGATGATCGCGGAAGACGGCCGGGTCGCCGGCGAGTTCGTCGATCCGGAGCCCGATTTCTACCCGGATGAGGTCTGGCCGGACGGGGAGATGTGAACGGGAGTTAATCTCGTCGAACAGCATGTTGCGCTAGCAAACGAGGCATCGACCGAGGGGGGATGCATGCCGAAATCACCGAAGTACAACGAGATCGCTTGCCCCAAGTGCAAGGAGCCGATTGCGATTGATGCGCAGATCTGTCCGCATTGTCGGACAGAGTTTGACCCGGCAGACGTCGAGTCGCGGGTGAAGGGCCAAAGAAAGGCGGTCGCGATCGGTTGTGGCGTGATCCTGGCGGTAATTGTTGGGCTCGCCGCCTTGGGCTCTTCAGGAGACGAGGCGTCTGACAAATCCTCGTCAGATAACGTCGCAACTGCCGACGAAAATCCTGAGCCCGGAAGTGCTGATCCGGCAGTGAAGGATGCTGCCATCGGGTTCTATCGTTCGCTGTTCGCTGGAATGGGCGCGTGCGACAAAGCTGCGAGCAAGACTGCCGACGTGGCCAATGGCCTGGAGACGGGCAGCACCACTATCTATGATGCGTACAGCGCTGCTACTGCCCAAGTAGCAGCATGCAAAGCTAGTTGGCACGAACTGGACGGCATAGAAATTCCGAGTGTTCTGGCAGGTCCGGCGCGCGATGCCGCCGAAAAGGCGAGGGAAATATGCAGCAATACTGCGCTTACCAAACAGATGGGCGCCGAGACGATGCAGGAGGTTTTCGACGGAAACATGAAGCCTTCGAAGATCGAGGAAATGCGCCAGCATGCAGAGGCTGCGCAGGCCGGTGTTTTGGCATGCGTGGCAGGGGCGACGGATGTGGCGATGAGAGCCGGGGTGAATCTTGAGGATCTGCCAAAGTTTGAATAATCGAGAGGTGGGATGAACTATGTCCAATCAGACGCTTGCCACCGTGATCCCAGACGCGGCAGTTTTGGTGGCTCTTCCCGTCGAGGAGGTCGCGCAGCAGGTCCTTCGATTGGCGTGGGAGAATAAGCGCGACGGATTGGTACATCCGGCCTCACTGGTCGGATCACAGGGTTTGTATGACCCACCGTATAGTGGAGCTGCATATGGTCGGCATGCACATCCAGATCTGGAACTGGCGGCGGCAGAAGCATTCTATTGGCTGGTGGCGCAAGGATTGCTGATCCCCGCGGCCTCTCCAAATGAGACGTATTTCCGAATTTCCCGACGTGGACGTCAGCTGGCCAATGACCCCGAGGCCTTCCGCGACTACACAGGTGCTACCCGCTTTGCCAAAGCGCTGTTGCATCCCTCAATCGCTGATGAGGTCTGGATCCAGTTTGCCCAGGGAAATTTCGATGTAGCTGTGTTTGTTGCATTTCGCGGCGTCGAACAGGCTGTCCGTACTGCAGCCCGATTCCCGGCTTCAGATCATGGCGTGCCGATGATCCGCAAGGCTTTTCACAAAGACAACGGTCCGCTCACAAGAACGACTGATCCTGAAGCGGAGCGCGAGGCCTTGAGCAATCTCTTCGCTGGCGCATTGGGGTCATATAAAAACCCTCATTCGCACAGAACCGTTGGCTTGACTGACGCACGCGAGGCTCAGGAAATGGTTATGCTAGCTTCGCACTTGCTTAGGATTGTCGATAGCCGCGCCTAGGATGACTAACGGCCTGCGCTCAACGCCGCCCCTCAATTTCGTTCCGTGCCGCCTGCGCCAGAAAACCGCTGCGCGTCAGGCTGCGTTCGGTAGCAGCCTTGTCGATCGCGGCGAGGATGCCGCTGTCCAACGACAGGTTCACGCGCTCCTGCTTGCCGCCGTGGGTGACGCGCGGGACCGCGATCAGGAATCCACCCTGTTCAAGGTCGGACGCACAAGCGGTGCGTGCCTCATCCAGGCGCATGGGCTCAACGTCCCGCTGATCGTCGAACCACAAATCCAGCGCCTCGCAGGCATTGGGCACGACATCCTCGATCCGGTCCGCTGCGGAAAAGCAGCCGGGAAGATCGGGAAAGGTTACGCCGAATGCGCTGTCATCGTCCTTGTGCACCAAGGCATAGAAATACTTCATCGTGTGTCTCAGCTCTGTCTCTTGCCTGCCTAGGGGACAGGCGGCCCGGGTGCCGGGAGGAATTATTCCCAACCGGCCATTTTCGCTATGCTGCGGGCAGTGCCCAGCGGCAGGTCTTTCTTGGGGTGAGGGACTATGACGGTGCGGCCATCCTTGCGGAACTTGGCATGTGATCCCTTCGTGCTCACATGCTCCCAACCTTCCGCTGTCAGGCGCTTCACGATCTTTTTGCTGCCCCGTTCCATACACAAATAACTACACACGGTGTGCGTTCATGTCAACTGCAATGTGTAGAAAATTGTGTATCACGCGCTCTGCAGGGTGACGCGTTGCTTCAATGCCCGAGCGCCCATCGTGGTTTCGACACTTTCGACCAGCCACGTAATCCCGTCGATCGTCGCGCCCCAGCCTGACAGGGTGACCTTGCGGTTGGGGACGATGCGGCAGTCGGCAAGGGCGAGATCGTATTCGAAGGTCTCGCGGCCGCGCCGGCGTTTGGTGGTTTCGGCCTGGGCGGCCTGCCGGGCGTCGGCCTCGCTGGCGTAGACGCGCTTGAGGCGCTTGGGGTTCTTGCCGCCGGTTGAGACCTTCCTGCGCCGCCCGGCTTTCTGGTCGTGCCATTCGGCCTCGACGCCGTCGTTGGTATCGCGCCGCGCGCGGGTGAAGCGCCATGTCCAGCCATCGCGGCGGGTGATGACTAGCGCCGGGATGGCCTTGCCGCTGGCCGTCGTCTCGCTGCCGACCGGCATGAAGATCAGCTTGCGGTCCTTCCACGTCGCCACCGCGTCGTAGCGGCTGCCCAGATCCTTCACCAGCGCCATGTCGCTCTTGCCGTGCTGGTCGAGCGCAGCGATGGTCTTGCCCGACAGATCCGGATGCACCTGCGCGGTGATGCCGTGACGGCCGGCGATGTCCGACAGGACCGCGCCCAGCGTGGTGTCCTTCCACGACTTCGTGCGCCGCTTGCGGTAGTCGCCGCCCAGATCGGCGCTGCGGGCGCGAATGTGGATCTGGTCGGGCGGGCCGCCGGCCTCGATCTCGTCCACGGTGTAGCGGCCCTTGTCGACCAGGCCGAGGGCAACCTCCTCGCCGCTCTCCCAGCCCAGCGACAGCGAAACGATCTTGCCGTCGTCGGGCAGTGCCATCCTGCCGTCCGCATTGTGGATGGTGATCGAGAGTTCGTCGGCCTCGTCGCCGCGTTTTTCGCTAAGCGTGAGCTCGATAAAGCGGGGATCGACTTTCGCGGACAGATCCTTGCCGTCGAGCGTGAGGCGCAGGCCGGCCTTGTTCGCGGCCATGTCAGTCCACCCGCAGGAGGTCGAGCGAGAACTCGATGGCGCGCGGAATGCCGCCGGCCATCACGCCGCGGTGGCCGATGCGCATGCCCATGATCTGGTAGTGGCCCATGACATAGCCCTGGCCATTGAGCAGGGGCCAGTTGTCGCCGGTGTCGCCCATCTCCTGCAGCAGGTCGATCGAGGAATAGGATCCGGCGATCTCGGGCACTATCAGCCCGGATATCGTGATGGTGTCGTCGCCCGGGCCAATGAACTGGCTGGCCGGGCGGGCGCCGAAGCGCTCACTCTGTTCGTGGCGCCAGCTGATCGTGCGTTCGAGCTGATCGTAGGCGAAAGTGTCCATGCCGAAGACGAACATGCCGAGCGTGAGCAGGTGAGCGGGGGAGAGCGGAATCGAGGCCATCAGTCGTCCTCGTACCCGCGTCGGCGCTTGCGTTCCTTAAGCTTGCGCATGAGCTCCATGACGCGCTCCGCCAGCGCCTCGGCATCTTCGCCGGGCTGTTGCTTGATGTTGAGAGTGACGTGGTAGGTGTCGCCCCCGGATGAGAGGGCTGACGCCGGCCGGGCAGATGCGGTTGCCGGGCTCAGAGACATCGCGCCGGCCGCCATGACCCCGGCGGCCATGCGGCGGGTCGCGCGGGCAGGGCCGTCGCGGCCTCGATCGATCCCCTGTTCGAGGCCGCCGGTCACATGGTTGCCCAGGGCCATGAAGACGCGTGACGGGCTCTTGATCCCGAGGTAGGCCTTGAAGGCGGTGATGCCGTTCTTGGCCACGTCGATCAGCTTGGCAGCCAGGGCCATGGGGTTGATAGCCATGAGCAGCCCGCTCATCATCAGTTTGCCGATGGACTTGAGCCAGTCTGGCAGGCCGGCGAGGGTTTCCTTCACCCACGAGACTCCGCCCCAGAAGGCCGCCTTGATCTTGTCCCAGTGGGTGTAGATCAGATAGGCGGCCGCGCCGATGGCGACGACGATCGCGGCGATGAGCAGGACAATGGGGTTGGCCATCATCATCAGCCCGGCGCGCACAAAGCCCTTGCCAAGGAAGATCACTGCGGTGCGCAGCATGCCCAGGACGGGGCCGGCCTTGCGGGCCCAGGCGATGACGTTGGCGGCGGGCCCCATGATCGAGCCGAGCGCGAATTGCGCCGCGCCAAGGCCGATCTTGAAGGAGATCAGCGCGGCGGCGCCCTGGGCGAGATAGCCGGCTAGCTGGGGATGGACCTGTGCCCAGTTCGCGACAGCCATCGCGATCGATGATGCGGTGTCCATGAACTCGCTGGCAACCGGCAGCAGCTTCCCGCCGAGTACGATTGCCGTGGCCTGCATCGTCCCCATCATCGCGCGCCACCTGACGGTAGCATCGCGGATGACCCTGCGGTCAAACTCCTTGTCGATGGTGCCGGTGGAGTTCAGGGCATGTTCCTTGATCTTGCCGTATTCCTCCCAGTTCTGGATCAGCGCCATGATGCCCTGGCGGGCCTGCATGTCCTCGAAGGCGAAGCCGAGCTTCTTCATGTCGCCGCCGGTCGCCTGCTTCGTGACCAGCGCGATGGCCTCGAGCGAGCTGTAGCCCTGATCGGTCAGCTTCTTCATGGCGGCAGGCAGGTTTACGCCGAAGTTCTTCTCGAAAGCGCGGATCGTTCCTGGCGCATTGATCTTGGCCAGCAGGTTCTTGATGTTGTTTCCGGCTTCGTCCGC